GGCCGCTGATTACGGAAGACGGCATTTACATCATCGCGCAGGCTAGGCTTCAGCTATCGGGCTGCGGCGGCGAGTATTTCATAACGGGCTACCCAGCCGACCTTCAGCGCAGCAAGCGGATCGACGTAGGGTTTGGGTCTTACGCGGTCACAGGGCAGTCTGTCGGCATTTACCGCGGCAACGCCATCACGGCCGGGTCAGGCTCCTATGCAATCACGGGCCAATCGGTTACGTTCCAATTTAATAGAGAACTTGTCGCCCAAACGGGCAGCTATTCGATCACTGGCCAGAATGTAGACATCCAGCGCGGACGTGTGCTAGAGGTTCAAAAGGGCGACTATTCAATCACCGGCTACAGTGTTATAATTAACTATGGCCCCGTTCCATCAGTGGCGGAACAGCAACAAATTGCGTGGCTGCGATCAATGGCCCAACGAAGGAGATCTTAGGTGACTGCTAACGTGAAAGCCATTACTTGCTGCCTTGGCTACCAGCAACTTGACAACGTCAGCACCGCTACAGGGCTAATCGTTCCGGCGCGCGATCCGATCTCCGGCATGAATGTCAAAGCCAATTTTGCGCTGATCGTTGCGGAGACGCAGGATGTGCGATGGCTTGATAATGGCGAAGCGCCAACGGCTTCGCGCGGTATGCTCTTAAAAGCTGGCGTTATCTTCCAGTATGACGGCGACCTGTCAAAGATTAAGTTCATCGAGACGACGGGCAGCGCCAAGGTCAACATTAGCTATTACGTCTGAGGTCATCATGCAATTCATCGGCGGATCGTCGGACGTAGATCCGATTGAGTATTTCACAAAACAGCTTCCCAAAGATCTCGCGCAGTATGTGAAAGTCCGCGACGAACTGGCCAAGCGCCAGGGCGCGTTGTCGGCTGCTACGGCTGCTCTTGCGGATCGTGAGAAGGCGGCTGGCGAACTGGCGGCTGCGCAGGCGCAGGCTGACGCTATCATTGCGGAAGCCAAGACGGCGCACGAGAACGCCAAGAAGGCGACGACTGACGCTGACGCCCGCGACAAAGACGTGACCAAACGCGCAAAAGAGTTTGAGAAGATCATGGCGGCTCGCGAGCAGGCGATTATCGCGGCGGAAGCGGCGTTGAAGACACGCGAAGATGCGGTCGCCAGCCGTGAAGCGGCTGTTGCCGACGCTAAGGCGAAAGTCGAATCGGATCGGAATGCCCTCGACGCCCGCATTAAGGCGTTCCAAGACCGCGTTGCTTCTTTCTAAGGACTAGATAAATGGCCGACGTAAAAATTTCCCAGCTTCCTGCGGCTACTACCCCAGTAGACGGCACGGAAGTCCTGCCGATTGTGCAGTCGGCCACGACGAAGCAAGTTTCGATTGCTAACCTCACCGCTGGCCGCGCTATGGCGGCGTCGAGCCTGACGCTCACGACTCCGCTGGCGGTCACGTCGGGCGGCACGGGGCTGGCCACGACGGCTGCGGGCACGCTGCTGTCCTCGACCGCGCTCAATACGATCTCTGCGACGGCCACGCCGACGCTGGGCGTTGCTGGCACGACGGCCGGCTCTCTTGGTCTGTCCGGGTCATCAAGCGGCGTTGTGACGATTGCCACGCAGAACGCGGCTGGCACATGGACGCTAAAACTTCCGACCACTGCCGGTTCAAATGGCTGGATTCTGACTACGGACGGTTCGGGAAACTCGAACTGGACGAACCCGACCGCGCTTGGCGTTGACCTTGACGTTGGCACGACGGCGATCACCGGCGGCACGTCTGGTCGCGTGCTGTATAACAACGCTGGCGTGCTAGGTGAATATACTATCACTGGCACGGGCTCTGTCGTGCTTGGCACATCGCCTACGTTCACGACTAACCTAACATCGCCGCTCGTGATTGGTGGCACAACCGCATCGTCGTCGCTTACGCTTCAGTCAACGTCTGGCGCTGGCACGTCCGACAGCATTTTGCTTAAAGTTGGTAATAATGGTGCGGTAACGGCCATTAATATTGACTCGATTGGCGATGTAGGAATCGGCACCACTTCTAGCGCATGGGACTTCGGGTTTCAAGTTTTAGAAAACAGTGGTGGGTCTATCTCGTCTGGTTCAAATGGCGCTATCCGTATAATGCAAAATGCTTATTACGGAACATCTAATTATAGGTATAAATTCTCTTCTACAAACGCCGCGCGCTATGAAATGGCAGGTGGCTCTCACGTTTGGTATAGCGCTACGTCTAATTTGTCAGCTGGTGGCCCCGTTAACGGGACTGGCACCTGGGCGCAAACAATGACGCTGGATGCATCGGGCAATTTAGGGCTGAAAATAGCCCCAAGTTACCGTTTTGATATGGCTGGTGACGCAACCGCTGGTATGGCGACACTGCTCCAAATCAGAACTGGATCAGGTAATTCATTCGGCTTTCAAATACGCGCAAACCATACCAATGATGAATGTATAGTTCAGAACTATTACAACGCAGCGTTAGCTTTCGGCACCAACAACACAGAACGCGCCCGCATCGACAGCAGCGGGAACCTGCTGGTTGGGAAAACATCATTAGCCATAACCACTGTGGGGTTTGAAGCGTCTGGCTCTACAGGGCAATGCGATTCCACTATGGCGTCGTCAACAAGTTCTCAATCAACTTGGAATGTGTATTCAACTGGCGCGGCTGCGTATAGATTTTATGTCAATATGGCGGGAACGATTTATGCCACGTCTACTACTATTGTGGGTATTTCAGATCGCCGTCTTAAAGAAAATATCGTAGACCTCGACGCGGGGCTAAATGAACTTCTAGCTCTTAAACCACGCAAGTTTGATTGGAAATCTGGCAAGGGAAAAAACATTAAAGGTGACAGAGGCTGGATTGCCGACGAGTTCGCGCAAGTGTTTCCTGATCTCATTGACGAGTGGAAAGACACGCCGCCAGAAGGCGAGGAACCTTACAAAGCAGTTCGCCCTGACTTGATGCCTGTTGTTGTAAAGGCAATCCAAGAACTCGCCGCCAAAGTATCCGCACTAGAGGCTAAACAATGAGCAACACATACAAATGGAAAGTCGAACAACTCGACTGCTACCCGGAACAGGATGGTCTCACTAAGGTCGTGTTCACCATCCACTGGAGAAGGCAGGCGACCGACGGCACTTATAACGCCGACATTTACGGCTCTCAGGCCGTGACGCTCGACGCCGAAGCGCCGTTTACGCCCTATGCTGATCTGACGGAAGCACAGGTTATCGGCTGGCTTGAGGAAGCGTTTGGGCCTGAAACGTTGGCGGCGCAGGTCGCAGCGCTCGACCAGCAGATCGCTAACCAGATCAATCCGCCCGTGGTTAGCCCACCGCTGCCCTGGGCCTAATCGGCTTGGCGCGGGAGGACGTTCGCCCGGCCCGCGTCAGTTCTCCACCGGGCGAACACCTTGGAGAAGGTCATGTTTACGATAGAAGAGCTTCAGAAGCTCATACAGTTGCTCGACATTGCGACAAAGGCGGGCGGTCTTGCCGTCGCTGGCGACGCTTTGCCGCTCGCGGCCAAGATCCAAGAGATCGGTAAGGGTCTTATTGACGACAAAGCGGAAGCAGAGTAATTTTTGTAAACCGACTGGCCGGAAAGCTAGGTGAAAATGGAAGACGAACAGGCTGTAGCGGAAATCAGCCCCGCGCCGGAACCGGAAGCCACGGCAGCACCGGAATCTGTTGAATCGACGCCGGAGGAACAGCAGCAGACAAAATCGTTCTCTCAAGAAGAGTTGGACGCGATTGTCAGCAAGCGCCTTGCAAGAGAACAGCGCAAATGGGAAAGAGAGCAGGCCCAACGGCTTGCGGAGCAACAGGCTAGACAGCCTGCCGCACCTCCACCTGCGCCGGATGATTTTGAGAATGCGCAGCACTACGCGGAAGCGTTGGCGCAGCAAAAGGCTCAAGAACTACTGGCACAGCGAGAGGCCGCAGCCCAGCAAGCGGCGATCTTGGAGTCATACCGCGACCGTGAAGAGGAAGCGCGGGATAGATACGAGGACTTTGAACAAGTCGCGTATAATCCTAGCCTCCCCGTCACGGACGTAATGGCTCAAGCCATCCAGGCTTCCGACATTGGCCCCGAAGTCATTTATTGGCTTGGCTCCAATCCGAAAGAAGCCGGACGCATAGCCCGTCTGCCGCCTGTCTTGCAGGCGAAGGAAATCGGTAAGATCGAAGTCAATTTGACCTCGAACCCGCCGACTAAGCGCACATCATCCGCGCCCGCACCGCTTGCTCCTGTCACGGCTACCCGATCAAACTCAGGCCCACGGTATGACACGACTGACCCCCGGTCATTAAAGTCAATGTCAACGTCGGATTGGATAGAAGCGGAACGGCAGCGGCAGATCAAGAAGTGGGAAGCGCAAAACCGGAGATAAAGGATGTCTAACTCACTTCTTACTATTGATATGATTACTCGCAAGGCTTTGGAAATATTAGAAAACAACCTTGTTTTGACCCGCACCGTTAACCGTCAGTATGACGATTCTTTCGCCGTCGAAGGCGCTAAGATCGGCTCGACCCTGCGCATCCGTCTGCCCGACCGCGCTCTGGTCACGGACGGCGCTGCCCTTCAGGTGCAGGACGACAACGAGCAGTACACGACCCTGACCGTTTCGTCCCAGAAGCACATCGGCGTCAACTTCACGACCGCCGAACTGACGATGCAGTTGGACGACTTCGCGGAACGTGTGCTGAAGCCGCGTATTTCGCAGCTTGCGTCCTCCATCGACGCCGACGTTGCGAACAGCTTCAAATACATCGGCAACTCGGTCGGCACGCCCGGCACGACCCCGGCCACCTCGCTCGTTCTGTTGCAGGCGCAGCAGAAGCTGAATGAGAACGCCGCTGTCATGTCGCCGCGCTACGCGACGGTCAACCCGGCCGCCAACGCGTCGCTGATCGAAGGCATGAAGGGCCTGTTCAACCCTGTTTCGGCTATTTCGAAGCAGTTCAAAAACGGCATCTTCGGTGAAGGCATTCTCGGCTACGACGAACTGAATATGTCGCAGTCGATTAAGCAGTTCACGACGGGCTCGCGCACGGGCACGGTCACGGTCAGTTCGTCGGTCACGACCGAAGGCTCGACCACGATTGTTCTGACGGGCCTCGGCTCCACGACGATCAAGGCCGGCGACGTGTTCACCATCGCCAACGTCTACGCCGTTAACCCGCAGACCCGTGAGTCGACTGGCTCGCTGTATCAGTTCGTGGCTCTGGCTGACGTTACGGCGTCGACCACGGCGACGGTCACTGTCCCGGCGATGTATTCGGCCACGCAGGCTCTGGCCACGGTTGACGCTCTGCCGGTCGCTTCTGCGGCTGTCACGTTCCTCGGCGCTGCCTCGACGCAGTATCCGCAGAACCTGATCTACCACAAGGACGCTATCGCGTTCGCCACGGCCGACCTTCTGCTCCCGCAGGGCGTCGACATGGCTTCGCGCCAGGTTCACAACGGTATCTCGCTCCGCGTTGTCCGTCAGTATGACATCAACAACGACCGACTGCCCTGCCGTATCGACGTTCTGTATGGCTACAGCGTCATTCGTCCGCAGATGGCGGTTCGTCTTTGGGGCTAATAGGGTGGGCTTCGGCCCACTCTTTTTCTCTAATCTAGGAGCAATTTATCATGGCTATCACTCCGCAGGGCGCTTCTTACCCGCTCGAATCTTTTGGCCCTAACCCGCCGCTTTCGCAGGGCACGGGTGGTTATCAGCTTGGCGCTGGCAACCTCAATGAACCGAATATGTTCGCTACGGCCGTTCCGGCCACGGCGACGGCTTCGGCTACGCTGACGGCTTCGCAGGTGCTTAACGGCATTCTGCTCGGCTCGCCGGGTTCCAGCGCTGCGTCGTATCAGCTTCCGACCGTCGCGGTTCTGGAAGCCGGCATTCCGTCTGCGGCGGCTGTTGGCGAAAGCTTCGACTTCTCGGTCATGAACGTCGACGGTTCAAGCCTTGGCGTCATCACGCTGACGACCAACACGGGCTGGACGCTGGTTGGCCTGATGACTGTCGTTGCGACGGCCGGCACCGCCCAGATGTTCCGCGCTCGCAAAACGGGCACGGGCACTTGGTCGCTTTACCGCATCGGTTAATCATAGGAGAAGGCAATGCCTAACACTAAACCTGTCGGTGTTGCCTTCTCTGATCCCGAACTCGTGGCTGGCACAACCATCACGGGCGCGACGATCAGTGGAGGCTCTATTTCCGGCGCTACTTCAGTTACCGCAGGCGACATAACGACGACCGGCGGTCTTTATCTGAAATCGGCTACTGTTGCGGCTGCGGGTTCTACGCAGGCTAACGCGGCGGCTGTTTCGGACGGCTTTACGCTCGTGTCCGGCGCGGACGGCACCAAAGGCGTCGTTCTTCCGGCGGCGGTTGCGGGTCGCACGGTCATTCTGAAGAACAATGCCGCCGCAGTCTTGAAAGTTTGGCCGGCGTCGGGCGATGGCATTAACGCCATCACCGTCGACTCAAACTTTACGATGACTAATCTTACGGCTTGTATGTATGTCGCGTACGATTCGACCACTTGGTATTCTATCCCGCTGGTCGCGTCCTAATCTAATCCTACGGGCGGGCTACGGCCCGCCTGGCCCTTCCCATAGGTGTAAAATGGCCCTCATTTATTTGCGTCATGACGTGCATGGCGTTAAGATCGCTACGCTGGAATTAGAAGCGGAAGCCGACATAGAAAACGGCTGGGAAAGGTTCGATCCTGATGACGACGGCGGGCGAGCAGATCAACGGAG